CTTCAGGTGTATACCATCTGCCGTTAGAAGGCAGTTTGATATAGATTTGAGGTTGTCTATAATACTTTTGTAAAGGATTAGTATTTTCTGTCATTTTTTGCATCTATAAATATACTATAATTGCGTATATATGTCAATATTTATATGCGTATAAAAAGGGGCGAAATAAAACCATATGGCTGAGATAGAGAATCTAGAAAAGTTTAATGCAACAATATTGTCTACGACAAAAACCATGCTTAAAATGGCTCAGACTGAAAGACAAAAAGAAGCAATAATAAAGAGAGCAGTTAAGGCTCAAGAAAAAGAGTTAGCGGCCATAAAAGGAACAACAGATGCTGACGAAAAAAAGCGAATAGTAATTAGAAGAAATATTACCGAAATAAAAAAATTAAGCAACGAATTTAATATTGCTTCGAAGTCAGTAAGCACTTTTGGAGCCTCAGTTAAAAAATTGGGCAGTATGCTCGGTGACGAAGTTAAGAAGACTGTTGGTGGAATAGCGGAAAATACCAAAACTTTAATGGAAGGGGACAAATACTTCCAAACGTTTGGTGAATCAATGCAAGGCTTAGGCTTTGGCTTTGAGAAACTAGGAAAATTTGTTGACTTCAATGCCAGTATATTCAAAACTTTAGCACAAACTGGAGGAACATTTGGTGGTTCAGTAATCAAACTCAGAGAAGCGGCTCTAGAAGCCGGAATGCCATTAATGCAGTTTGTAGACCATGTACAACAAAATTCAGAAGGACTTGCAAGATTGTTTGGTACAGTAGATCAATCAATGCCAACCTTAACAAGATTTACAAAAGAACTGAGAGATAGAACAATAAACGAACTTGCACAATTTGGTTTAAATTTAGAAGAGACTGCAGAGTTTGGGTCTACGGTTCTTGAACTTGAAAGAGCAAGAGGTAATGCAGACAGAATAAGAAGTATGGACCTCGCACAGATTACAGTTGACTACACAAAAAATTTAGTTAAACTTTCTAAATTAACAGGAGCAAGTGTACAAGAATTAGATCAACAAAATAGAGCGTTAGCAGTAAACGGTGCTTTCCAAGCACAGTTGAATAAGATGGCACCAGAAGAAGCAAACAGATTAAACAACATGGTAGCAAGTTTAGGTGCTGTTGATTCAAATCTTGCACAAATGGCTATGGAACTTGTAGCCTTAGGTGCACCGATTTCTCAAACATCAAAAGATTTAACTGCTATGAGTGGTGGTGGACTTAACGATGCCATACTTGCTTTCACTAGAGGCGAAGGAACAGTAGAAGACCTTATGAACTCTTTACGTTCTGTGTCTAACGAAGCATTACAATCAGGTGAAGGATTTGGTGATGCTTTTTTTGCCAGTGGTCAATTTGGTGAAGGAATGACTGCATTGGCTAAACTAGCAGGTGGTCAATCAGAAGCATTAGACAAAGAGATGAAGGCTAGATCAGATCTTACTGCGGCGTTAATAGGACTAACTGACAAACTTCAAATTCTAGAAACTCAGGCTGAAAAATCCGGATTACAAATTGCTAAAACATTCTTAGAAAAAATACCAGAGGCAACTGCAGGTGTAATGGACGATCTTACTGCATATTTCAAAGATCCTTCTAATGCAATCAACATAACTTGGAATAAATTTTTTGGTCCAGACGGTTTGTTGGTGGAAGTTGTAAAATGGCCAATCTGGGGAAAAATTAAAGAAGGTGTAGGCAAAGGAGTCTCCGCTACTGCTGAATACGTACTGCCAGGTTCTGATGACAAAGGCTTATTTAAAAACGTAAGTGAAGATGCAGTTAAAGCAAAAGATATAGTAAAAGAAACTTTCATGTCAGGTAAAGATGGCAAAAACTTTTGGGACAATACAAAAGCGGCCTCTAAAGCACTTGCAAGTGCAGTTGGAAATTTATTTGAAGGTGGAACTAACGGCTTCCAAAATTTTGGCACTGGACAATTGGCCATGTTGCATGGTGAAGAAGCAGTAATACCTAAAGCAGACTTTGGTAATGCAATAGCCACGTTGCAAAGACAAGTGGAACCTCTTGGAACGGCATCAATGCAGGCAAATACAGTAGGTACCGGAACAGGAACAAGTGTACAAGTAGTAGAAGGTATTAACCGTTTGGTTGCTACGAACGAAAAACTAGCAGATCACTTAAATATGCTTGTTATGATAGGTGCAAAAACCGAAAAAAATACTGGAAAACTGAATTTAAATCTTGCAAAAATGGACGGAAGTCTAGTATAATAAAGTATGGCTTGGAAAAAATATTTTAAAGACGCTAATCTTTCTCCAATATCAGGAGAAAAAGTACCTAATTTTGCGAAAAGAAATTACTCATCTTATTTGCCTGATGTTTACACAGGACACCCAAATAGAATTCAAAGATATTTTCAATATGACCAAATGGATTCTGATTCAGAAATTAATGCGGCATTAGATATCCTAGCAGAATTTTCAACACAACAAAATAAAGAAAACGAAACTCCATTTGATATAGTGTTTAAAGATGAAACAACTGAACACGAAGTTAAACTTTTAAAGAAAGCACTTCAACAATGGACAAAATCAAACAAATTAAACAAAAGAATTTTTAGAGTATTTAGAAATGCGTTAAAATATGGAGACTGTTTCTTTGTAAGAGATCCAGAAACATTTAAATGGTTATACATCGACAACGCAAAAGTTGACAGAATAGTTGTTAACGAATCAGAAGGTAAAAAACCTGAACAATATGTTATAAGAGATATTAATCCAAACTTACAAAGATTAAGTGCAACACAAATTACACCTAATCAAACATATGGTGGTGGTGGAACTACAGGTGGTGGTACTGCGGCATACGGTCAAAGTTATGCAAACGCAGGTGCAACTGCTAATATGTCAGGATTTGCTGGATCATCAGGTGGTAGATTCTACAGAACAATGAATGCGTACAACATAAATGCAGAACACGTTGTACATATGTCAATGTCAGACGGATTAGACAACTTATTTCCGTTTGGACAATCAGTATTAGAACAAGTTTTCAAAGTTTACAAACAAAAAGAATTATTAGAAGACGCAATTATCATTTACAGGGTTCAAAGAGCACCTGAAAGAAGAGTATTTTATATCGACGTAGGTAATATGCCAACACACTTGGCTATGCAATTCGTTGAGAGAGTTAAAAACGAAATTAATCAAAGAAGAATTCCAAGCACATCAGGTGGTGTCAACTATATTGATGCAACATATAACCCTATGAGCATTAATGAAGATTACTTCTTTCCGCAAACAGCAGAAGGAAGAGGATCTAAAGTTGATACACTACCGGGTGGAACTAACTTAGGTGAGATAGATGACCTTAAGTTCTTTACAAATAAATTGTTTAGAGGTTTAAGAATACCAAGTTCATACTTGCCAACTGGTCCAGATGACTCACAACAACAATATAATGACGGTAGAGTAGGTACTGCGTACATTCAAGAATTAAGATTTAACAAATATTGTGCAAGATTACAAAGTATGTTAAATCCAACATTTGATGAAGAGTTTAAAATGTGGATAAAAAGCAAAGGTTACAACATAGACAATGGTATGTTTGAACTAAAACTTAATCCACCACAAAACTTTGCACAGTACAGACAAACTGAAATGGACCAAACTAGAATACAATCGTTTGTACAAGTAGCAGAACTACCTTATATGTCAAAAAGATTTGCATTAACAAGATATCTTGGACTTACTGAAGAAGAAATGGCAAGAAATGCTGATCTTTGGGCAGAAGAAAACAATGTACCACAAAGAAAACAAAGTAAAAATGCTCAACTTAGAACAGGTGGAGTATCTAAAGCAGGTATAACCTCAGATTTAGATCAATTTGAAGAACCAACTGCAGAGCCACAAGCACCAGAACCAGGACAACCAGGTCCAGGAGCACCAGGAACAACACCAGGTGGTGGTGGAGCAATACCAGGCGGAACAGGTGGAGGAACACCGATATAAGGTTAAATACGAATATGAGACTTAATGAATTCTTTACATATGGACCAGAAGGTGCAAAAGAGGATCATACATACGATCCTGATCAAGATATTTCTATTTTAGATAAAGACGATACTAGAAAAACTCGACTTACTCTCAAAGATATCAATTCTATGAGATTAGCATCTGAAGAACATGATGAGCAACAAAAAGAAGAAGCAGTATTTGTACAAAAAATGTATGCTCAACCACAACAAGCAGACGATTTAGCAATCTAATTTAGTACCCCCTTTAATAAAACAGAATAATTAATATAAATTATGGCAAAACCAGATAGGACTGATTACGGGATTGCGTTCGTTCTTGGAAACGGAGAGTCTCGAAAAGGAATTCAAATTGAAGATCTTAAACAGCATGGCAAAGTATTTGCCTGTAATGGTGTATATAGAGAAGACACACCTGATTTTTTAATAGCAGTAGACCCTAAAATGATATTAGAAATTGCTGAAAGTGACTATCCTATTAATCATCAAGTATGGTCAAACTTCAATGCACAATATAATAAAAATCAAAAAGTACTAGATCATGTTAAATGGTTTCAACCTAGCCTAGGATGGAGTAGTGGACCAACTGCCTTAAGAATGGCTTGTGATCGTAAACACAAAGAAATATACATACTAGGTTTTGACTATCAAGGCCATCAAAAAGACGCAATCAACAATAGATTTAAATTTAATAACCTTTTCAAAGACACTCGTAACTACAAAAAAGGCAAAGATGAAGCAACTTTTTATGGTAATTGGATGAATCAAACTAAAAAATGTCTAGCAGATTATAAAGATATAAACTTTTATCGTGTAATCCCTAAAGGATGGTTTAACCCCAAAGATTTAAACTGGAATGAGAACTTAAAAACCATATCAATTGAAGAATTTCTAGCAAAATTCAATCTAGAAAAAAAATAACCATAAAAGACGCCGTTTTCCACCAATTACACCGCCGTTTTTATCGATTTGTAGTAAATAATACTGCTTATAAGTACAAATCGCATAAAAGGAGCACGTGTAATGACAAATAAATTTGAATCGTTATTAGAATTACTAATCAACGAAGAAAACGAAAAAGCAGAAGCACTTTTCCATGAAATCGTAGTAGAAAAATCTAGAGATATCTATGAAGGTCTTGCGGAAGAGAAAGAAGAAGACAAAGTAAAAGAAACTAAAGAAGAAACTAAAGAAGACAACAAAGAAGAAGTTAAAGAAACAGAAGCGTCTGAAGAAAAAGCAGAAGAAAAAGTAGAAGAAGTTGCTAAAGAAGAAACTAAAGACGAAGAAGTTAAAGAAACTGAAACTGCACCTGCAGAACAAGCAAAAGCAGAAGAGTCTGAAAAAACTGAAGAAGAAAAAATTGAAGAAATTGGTGGCGATGCTACTGACGAATTAATTAAAGATATTTCTTCAGATGAAGAAGGCGAAGCACCAGCGGCGGCAGACGATATGGCGGCTGATATGGATGCAGATGCTGAAAACGGTGAAGACAAAGACGTTGAAGACAGAGTTGTTGATTTAGAAGACGCTTTAGATGAATTAAAAGCAGAATTTGAAGCAATGATGGCTGGAAAAGATGGTGATGAAGACAAAGAAGAAGAGTCTTTGGACCCAGTTGTACCAGCACAGGAAACTCAACCTGAAATGTCTATCGAATCAAAAGCAGAAACTAAAGAAACTGTTAAAGAATACGTAGACAAAAAATCAGCAGATAATAAAGACGGAACTGATGCAAGTGGAAAAGCATCTCCAGTTAAAACAGGTGGCGCAAAACAAGGTGGAACTCCAGTAAAAACTGGTGGTGACGCTGAAGATAAAGGAAGACCAGCACCAACTGCAGAAAAAATGGGGAAATTTGCAAATAGTCCAGGCCAAGAAAAACACTTACCAGCAGGTGAGAAGAAGGCTGACACTAAAGACGGTTCTGATAAATCTGCAAAATCTCCAATATCTGGCAAGTAATTGTCAATATTTGGACAGGAGGAGAGTTTAGATGTCGCTTTATCTTAGAGAACACCTAACATACGATCAGGCTAGAGTACAGATCTTACACGAAGGCCAAGATAATAAAGATTTGTACATGAAAGGTATCTGTATTCAAGGTGGAATCAAAAATGCTAACCAAAGAGTTTACCCAGTAAACGAAATTGGTAAAGCAGTGAAAACACTTAATGACCAGATCAGTTCAGGCTATTCTGTATTAGGTGAAGTAGATCATCCAGACGATTTAAAGATTAATTTGGACCGTGTGTCTCACATGATTACTGAAATGTGGATGGATGGACCAAATGGATATGGTAAAATGAAAATTTTACCGACACCAATGGGTCAACTTGTCAAAACAATGTTAGAATCAGGTGTGAAACTAGGCGTTTCAAGTAGAGGTAGTGGAAACATTAACGAATACGGTAACGGCGAAGTTTCAGATTTTGAAATAATAACAGTTGATGTTGTGGCCCAACCTTCAGCACCAGGTGCTTATCCTACGCCAATATATGAACATCTTTTGAATACAAAAGGTGGACATATGGCAAAGGGATTGGCGGCTGAAGTTAGAAATGACGCAAAAGCACAACGGTATCTAAAAGATGCCTTAACAAACATAATAAAGGACCTAAAATAGTATGATAGACGCAATATCAAAACTTGTTGAGTCAGGAGCAATATCAGAAGATGTTCAAAAAAGCATCCAAGAGGCTTGGGATTCAAAAA